AATTTGTTAGTGTCAATTAGCACTAATATATCAAGGGTATTAGTGCTATCTCCGGTTTCCCGGAGCTGACGCGCTTCGCTTGTCTTAGTAAAAAAGCCCCAACCAATAAATTGGTTGAGGTTTTTTCCTTGTTTTTATTCGCTTTCGCTTGTTTCATCTGAAACTTTTTCTTGTTGTTTTTTAGATTTTGTCTTAATATATTGAATTTCTTCTCTGAAATTTTGACTGAGTTCCTCTCTTTCTGCCAAATCCATATAACGCGGGTCGGGATAATATTCTTCTGATTCTGATTCATCATAATATGGTGTTTTACCTTCTAATGATTGTCCGCTTGCGTATCTTTCAAGTATTTGTTTAATTGAAAGTGTTTGGTCTGGTATTGTGAGACTTGGTTCGTCGTTTTGTTCATATTGTTTTTCAAACAATTCTGAACTAAATATATTTTTTACTTTCATAATATTGTATTTCTGCCTTTTTCGGCGGTTTTGTACATTTTTTTAAATGAATATATATGTCTTTCTGCCATTATTGATGTATAATTTTCTCCATGTTCTTCCATTTCTTTATCTAACATTTTTTCCGCTAATATTTTAATTGCGGATGATACTTGCATTTTTTCTATTTCATTATAAATTTTATCTTTATAATATCGCGGCATTGCTATTTTTTTTCCATCTTTAATTGGAACATACATACGTTCCAATAAATTATTTTTATGCCAATGTATCATAGCTTTTGTTAAATAATTGTTACCTAATCCTTTTGACATTAATGAAAACTCTTTTTGTCTGTCGTCATTTTTATGTACTGGTATTTTCCCAGGCTTTGTCATGTATTTAAGTGTATATCCGATGGAAGCATCATTAACTTGACCAATGTGTATATGACCAATAACCTTATTATCAAGAGCCCAAGCACGTTTAACCATTTCGGGATTACCATTGAATAATATAATGTGATAATGTGGTCGCATTTTTTGAAAACCATATTCGCCACATGCATAATACTTGAGTTTTTCATTTGATAATTTTCTTAATCTTTTCATGAATTTTTGAACATCTTTTTTGTTCAAATTCATGTAGCCTTTTTTTGATATTGGAACATTGTCTGTGTCATAAGTTAGTGTTATGAACATTGCTGTTTTTGCTCTTTCACCTTCTTTGACTAGTCTGAAACTCCAGCCCGAAGTGCGCCTCCGCATACACGGAGGGCATTTCGAACAAGGAACTGGAATTTGTTCATGAGTAAATTTGTCTTTTACATAAAATGGCGTAATACATTTTGTAGACATTTTTATATCATTGGTGTGCCATATTTTGGCATTGGTCTTACTGCTTTTACTTTATTAAGAACATGACAGTATAAACTGTCTGTGTTCTCATCTGTAACAGCAAATATTCTTTTAGTATTTGTTGGTGCACATTCTACAAATGTTTGATTAAGTGCAGGTTGAGTGTTAAATATCCTGCCAAGATGCCAATAATCTAGTGTAGTTCTAAATTCTCCGGCTACTCTTGAAGGCATATACTTATATTCTGAATACCTCGGTACATAGCCAAATGTATTAGTACCGGTTCCAGTATAAGCATATATTTCTTGGTTTTGTACTTCTTGCTCTCCAATATTTGCAAATGTTGGCCAAAAGTAATCCAATGTATCTAATTTTAAAAATGTTCTTGGAATACCTTGCTGATATGCTGTTTTTGGCATAATTGACATAATACCGATAATATAGCCATGTTCTTCACAGTAATATGAACCACCTTTACCTGATGTTACTGATATACCATGTCCTGCCATAGTACCCTGAGGATTAGAAGTTGGATTTGATGGGTCTCCTGCTTCAAAACTACCTGTTGTGTTCAAAACTTCCGATATTACTACTGGAGTTTTTGTTCCGGTAATATATTCTGGTCTTTGAAGTCTTGCATCTGAACTTTTTACTCCAAAATGAGTAAGAATTGATTCTACATACCTTGTACCACCTCTTGCATTTTTTTCTAACCACTCTTGTAATCTAAATGCCCTACGAAGGTCATTAATTGTTGTTGGGTCTACATTTGCTATTTGACTTGGAGAGTACAAACCATTTCCTGCAATTGGTGCCGGAAGGTTATCTATATCATATGTTCCTGTTGTACCTTGTACATCTCCCGTAACTCCTGAAGTGTCTCTACCTTGAATTTTTGTGTATGGTGTAGTAATAGTTCCCAATGGAATATCAACTGCTGAACCTTTTTGTGCAAATGGTAATGATGCTGTAAAATAATCATGTTCCCATGCTCTTTTACGCATTGTTACAAATCTTGCATCTGAACCTCCGCCAGTATTATCACCATCTACCAATTTATAATCTATTGGAGCAACTAAATTTTGATCTCTATAGTATTCGTTATAAATACACTGATAAGCTGCAAATGGTAAAGCACTAATATTTGGAGTAGCTAAAGGATTTGAATTTGGTGGAATACCCATATAATCCATCAATCTTTGATATTGGGCTGGCCAACCTGAATATACAGGTATATATGGAGCTACTAAACCAGAGTCTGCATCTGTTATAAACTTTTCCCAATTGGGCCACAATATCCTATTAGGTACAAAGAAATAATGCATTGATACGTCCATTCTGTGCATAACTGGTGCTGTCATTGGTGCAAACCTTACTAATGCTTCTGCTGACAAATTAAATTTGTCTCCTGGTACTGCTTCTAATGTCATAATAGGTACAAGATTACCCATATCACATGATAACTTAACGTCGTGTGTGAGGTCGAAAACATTTTTTTTCGGCTTCATTAATTTTATACTGTTAAATAAATTCGGCTTCATTTTGTATATATTTTTTAAATAATTCAACTATTTTTGTGGGCATTTTTACGATACATTTTTCTTCTGTTTCGTGGTTTATTAACGTTATTTCTACGTTATTTTCGAAGTCATATATATATACTTCTGTGTTTTCGTTTCTTAAATCTAATATCATAATCTTATCCCTCCTCGAGAAACATAATATGTTCTTTTTGCTTTTGTTTTGCTTCTCCTGCCGTAACTTCTTTTTCGGGAAGAATAACCCCTACGTTTTCTGTACATGGTTTTTGTTTTTTGTTAAAAGAAATCTACTATTGAAAGAATTTGTTTTACTAAATCTGAACTTTGTGTTTCTGATAATCCTGCGGCCTTAAAACCTTTCTTTATTATTAATAATTCGTTTTGTAACTCTGTTCCTTTTAATTGTGCTCCTTGTATAAGATTTTTTATAAGTGATGACTCTTGAAGAATTTTTCCGGTTTCTAATTTTTGACTTTCTGATAATCCAAAATAATTCATTCTCTGTTGTACTGACTTTATATTCTGCAAAAGTTGTGCCTTTTGCGTTGGTATCATATCTGTTCGAGCTTTTATATTACCTATTTCTGCTAATACTTTATCAACTTTGTTAGGAAACATGAGTTTCTCCATTTCATTCTGTGAAACGGCTATTTGTGTTTGTGTTTTTGTTTTTGCTAAATTAGCTTGTTGTACTTCTGGTAAGAATTGATTCATTATACCTTTACTAATAAGATCTAATTGTTTTAAGTCTGTTCCTGCTAACGTACTAAGTGTGTTTGCTTCTATATTCTTTTTTTGAGCATCTTGCAATTCCATTGCTTTTTGAATACGTGAATATTCTAATTGCTGATTTTTTACACTTTGATATGCTCCTATTGCTTCCGGTACTTTTTGTAAATCTATATTGGGTACCTGAGCATCTGTTGTTTTTACTGATTGTGCAGTTGTTGTTGCTCCACCTCCATATACTAAATTAGGATTTAATCCGGCTTCTTTAAGCCTTTGCATTTGCTGTGATGGATGATTATAAGCATTTTGCCTATTCCAGTCTTGTAATGCTCTTTTTCTGTTTTGACTATTTGTTATTGCTGTCATTGCTGGTGGCAGTATTGTTGCTGCTACTTTTCCTATTGCTGGTAATGCTGCTGCTAATGGTAACGGCATAGTTTTTAATTTACTTTGTAAATATTGTTTTTTTAATTGACTTGTCCAAATTTTTTTTTGTTAATTACTTGTCCTTGTCGTACCTCCTCGTTCGCGCTTTTTAACTTTTATAATTTGTTAGTGTCAATTAGCACTAATATATCAAGGGTATTAGTGCTATCTCCGGTTTCCCGGAGCTGACGCGCTTCGCTTGTCTTAGTAAAAAAGCCCCAACCAATAAATTGGTTGAGGTTT